TCATTGAAACAGACGGCAGCGAAATCATCGCCGTCAAACGCACCGGACTGACCGAAGACGAAAAGGTAGGACTCGCGCTAGCTGACAACCGCACCAGTGACTTGTCCGACTGGGATGCTCAAATGCTGCAGCAGCTCAGCGAAGAGCACGACATCGCCCCATGGTTTGAGCAGGAAGATCTAGCTGAAATCATCGGTGAAGTTGAGCAGCTACCAGCAGAAGGCAATACAGATCCAGACGACGTTCCAGAACCACCAGAAGACCCGATCACCAAACCAGGCGACCTCTGGATCCTCGGTAACCATCGCCTCCTCTGTGGCGACAGCACCAACATTCAGCACGTTGAACGCCTCATGGATGGGCAGAAGGCCGACATGGTCTTCACTGATCCGCCTTATGGGATGAACCTCGACACTGACTACTCCAAAATGGGTGATGGTGGAAAGACGCACAAAGCTGTCATCGCTGACGATGAGCAATATGACGCAGGGTTTCTCCTCTCAACTTTTGCCTACTGCAAGGAGATCTTCTTGTGGGGCGCTGATTACTACGTTGAGACATTGCGCCGCACATACCCCAATCTTGGCAGTTGGATTGTCTGGGATAAATACAGCGACGAAGAGCGCCAAGGGTTGCTTGATGGCAGATTTGGCAGCGCCTTTGAGACCTGTTGGTCGAAGACTCAGCACAAGCGTGAGTTGGCACGAGTCCTGGTCACCACCAACTACACCGCAAGAGGTGATGAGACCCGCGTGCATCCAACTCAAAAGCCAGTTGCCTTGGCTGAGTGGTTCTTCGACCGCTGGGGTAAGTCGGGCGATCTCGTCGTCGACCTCTACGGCGGTTCAGGTTCCACACTCATCGCCTGCGAGAAAACCTCCCGCCACTGTCGAATGATGGAACTCGACCCCGCTTACGTTGACGTGATCGTCAAGCGCTGGGAAGACTTCACAGGCAAAAAAGCTATCCTTAAAGAATCACCGGAGGCCTTCTAATGGCTCCTCCAAGAGGCACTAAACAAGAAACAATCGACCGCGCTAACCGCTTCGCTCGCATCATTGCTAGCGGTGGTAGACGCTCAGACTGCATTCGATATGCCTCCGAAAACTGGGGGGTCGGTCCACGTTCCTGTGATCAATACCTCAAGCTTGCACGCGAACAGCTCAAAGCTGATTGGGATATTGAACGACCGCAAATGATTGCTGATCTCCTGTCCCAGTGCTCCACACTGCAGATGGAAGCACGTCGTGCTGGGCAATATCACATCGCTCTAGGCGCAATCAATACCGCTGCCAAACTGGCGCAGCTCTGCTCGTGAGCATCCTCGCTGCAGCGCCTGAAGGTCACGTCCTACAACAGCTCAACCATTTCGGTGAGCTAGTAGACACCGACCATCTCCTGCGGCGCATCCACGCTGACCTTCACCCTGGACAGCTAGCGTTCGTCACCGACGATCAAACGCAAATCATTGGCATCAGCGCAGGCTACGGCGCAGGTAAAACCCGAGCTTTAGCCGCAAAAGCTGTCACCCTCGCTGCGGCTAACCAAGGCTTCATCGGTTGCGTCATGGAACCAACCGGACCGCTGATCCGTGATATTTGGCAAAACGACTTTGAGGATTTCCTAGAGCACTACGAGATCCCTTACACCTTCCGCGCTTCACCGCTGCCGGAATACATGCTTCACCTACCAGGTGGTGACACCAAAATCCTGTGCCGTAGCTTTGAGAACTGGTCACGCATCATCGGTTTGAACCTTGCTTGGGTTTTGGCAGACGAGATTGACACAGTGACACCTGCCATCGCAAACAAAGCGTTTCCCAAAATCCTCGGTCGCTTGCGCTCTGGCAACGTCCGTCAATTCGGCGCCGCATCAACACCTGAAGGCTTCCGCTGGATGTGGACTACCTTCGGCAGTGAAGACGCACAAACAAGGCAGGATCGCAAGCTAATCAAGATGCGGTCCGTTGATAACCCGCATCTGCCGCCGGACTTTATCGAGCGCCTTGAAGCGAACTACGATCCGACGCTGCTCAAGGCTTACCTAGACGGTGAGTTCGTCAACCTCACCACCGGCACGGTCTACGACAGATTCGACCGCACCAAGCACGTCATCAGCAAGCTGCCAGACACTGAGCGCGAACCGCTACGCATTGGCGTTGACTTCAACGTCGGCAATATGTCCGCTGTGATCGGCGTGAAGCTAAACAACACGCTGCTCGTGATCGACGAGGTAAGCGGTGCTCACGACACCGACAGCCTGGCGCAGCAGATCAAAGCGCGTTACCCCAACCGTCAGATCTACGTCTACCCTGACGCCTCCGGTGGGAATCGCAGTACCAACGCCAGCCAAACCGACATCCAGATCCTTGAGTCGTATGGCATGGCAAATCAGTCACCACGCGCTAACCCACCAGTCAGGGACAGGGTTTCTGCTGTGCAAGCACTACTCGAAAATGGGAAAGGACAGGTCAGGCTGCAGATCAGCGCAACCTGTAAGCGGATGATCGAATGCCTGGAGCTGCAGTGCTACACCGAAAAGGGCGACCCTGATAAGGATTCAGGGCATGACCACATGAACGATGCCTTGGGCTACCTGATCTGGCGTGAGTTCAATCCGCTGCACATGGGCGCTGGCAGGTCTACTGGCATCCGCCTGTATTAGTGCTATCTTTACCGGGTCCGCTTTACCCCTACTCATGCTCAAGGGTTCAGAACTACTCGCCAAGGTCAAAGAGCTCAAAGATCTCAACAAGTCTGATCTTGTCCGCGAGTGTGGCTACACCGACAAAAACGGCAAGCTCTGCTACACCGCTTTCTACGAAGCACTTCTCGAAGCCAAGGGCTTTGAAATGAAGTCCAACAGCAAGCGTGGTCGTGCCTTGACCTACAAGACCAAGGTGCAGTTCAACGGCAAGCTGCAGATCGGTGAAGGCTACGTTCAGGAAATGGGCTTCAAGCCTGGTGACGAGTTTGAGATCAAGATTGGTCGCAAGTCCGTCACGCTGCAGGCTGCCTCTGCCGATGTCGCTGTAGCTGCTTAAGCTACAACTGTTCCCGCTCTGCTAAGCATCGGGCAGATAGAGCCCAAGCCTCTGTTCATCCTTGAGGTGTTTCACGCTTGGGTCATCCACCCAGTCCGAGCCAATGGATAGGACGCTCACCTGCCGCTACAGGGAGGATGCGGGTTCGAATCCCGTCTGGGTGCTTCAGGTATTGGCAACCTGATTGTCAACATCAATACTTGGAATCCATTGGTACGACTGGGTTAAAGCCGCTTCAATCAAAAACGAGCCAAGGTTGGAAAGGGTGCGTCCTTCCGCCTTGGCTTTTGCTTTGAGCTGCTCTGCTACCGCTTGTGGCAGCACTAGTTGAACCCGTACGCCTTGCGCCATGCTCTGATCGTGGTATAGTCTGAGTAAGACCGACTCCGGTCTGCCGACACCCTACCGCAAATGGAGGCTTACTACCAATCAGCAGCCTGGCAACGCAAACGCAAGCAACGCCTCGATCACGACAACCATACCTGCCAAGGATGCGGCATCACTGCTTCTCAATTGGCAGAACTTGGTTGGCCTGCTCTACAGGTTCATCACAAGAACGCTGGTCCGCCTGACTACCGTTACCCATCGTTCGGCAACGAGCAACTTTCAGATCTTCTGACCCTTTGCTCTCTTTGCCACGACGGCATTACCAATTCAGTCCGGCAACAGCGTTTCAAGTTAGATCCTAAAAAGCAGGTCACTGACTCAGGTATCGCTGCGCCTTCTTTATCTATCCCTTCACAGGTTCAACGTGTCAAACCTTACTACGATCCAGATCACAATTTCGGGCGAGAGTCCATTGCTGTGCCACAACGGGTAAACAGCAGATCCGCGAAATACCTACGCCAAGGCAATGAAAGCGGTCAGCAGCAAACGCAAGAAAACTGACGCTGACTTTGATGAGCTGGCACGCCTTGAATGGTTGGCTGGTCTTTATCGCTTCCGCGATGAGATTGTCATTCCTGACTATGTGCTAGAAGCTGTTTTCATCAATGGCGCAAAGAAGTCAAAGCGGGGACCGCAAGCTAAATGCGGACTGTTCTTCACTGAGCACGCACCGCTTGATTTCCCTGGCAAGCCAGCAGAGATCAACGACGACACACTAAGCGAAATGTTTGTCACTGGTGAATACACTCACACAGTTGGCGTCAAAGTTGGCATGGCTAAGGTCATGCGAACCCGTCCAATGTTCCGTAGCTGGAGTCTGCTAGCGACAGCTCAATTTGACCCAGACGTGTTGAACCTACGCGACATCGAAGAGATTGCTGTTGATGCTGGTAAGCTCGTTGGCATTGGTGATTGGCGTCCTAAACACGGACGCTTTACTGCTGGCATCCAAGTGGTGTAAGTCCAGATTTGGTTGGCTAGTTTGTTGTTTATTACGCCAGGATTGGATGAGGTAGATCAGGGTTCGCTTGGGTCGTTTTCGCTACGGTTAAGTATGGGCTGAGATGTCAGCACTGAGGGCGAAAGCCCTCTCTGCTGCCTTCTTTAGGCAGATTCAACGCGGTGGAACATGGCGAGGTGTGGCATGGCAGGTTTCGGATTGGCTAGGCGGGGTCGGTTCAGGCAAGGGCTGATGATCTCAGCACTGGGGGCACTGCCCCCTCTGCTGGGTTCTTTGAATCCAGTTCTGGCATGGCGGGCTCAGGTTAGATGTGGTGAGCTACGGACAGGTCTTGTCGATTTTGCTTAGGTGGGATGCGCTTGGCTACGGCGAGGCATGGGCTGCAGACGGCAGCACTGGGGGTTTACCCCCCTCTGCTGCTCTCTCGAGAGTAGTTATGGTCGTATTCGGCAGGTTCTGATTGGGTTAGGCTAGGCGGGCTGAAGTCAGGTACGGTTACTTCAGGGGATTTGGCTTTATGCCAGATCCCTTTTAAACTTTGGATACTGAGTGACTGCCATGTATTCCGGCTATTCGTTCTACGACCGTCCACAGGCACGGCAGTCAGTCACAAAAGTGAATGACGCGAATAGTGCATGGCATTCGCAAGAACCGCATTGGATCTTGATTGAAGATCTGCTGCAGGGAACATATGGAATGAGGCGCAAACATAGGCGCTATCTTCCACAGGAACCAAGGGAACTTGACGAGTCTTACGATAATCGTTTAGCAAGATCTGTATGCCCGCCATTTTTTGTCCGCCTTGAACGGATGCTGGCTGGCATGTTGACGCGCAAGCCTGTCCGGTTAAACGATGTATCTGACATCGTGCGCGAACAGCTATTTGACGTTGACTTGCTAGGCAACGACCTCAACGTCTGGTGCTATGAAACCGCACGAAAAATGGTGCGTTACGGGCACGTTGGTGTGCTTGTGGATGCTCCTGCTGCTGGTGAAAATGGACGACCGTATTGGGTTAGCTACACGCCGCGTGAGATTCTCGGCTGGCGCACAGAATTGGTAGACGGTGCGCAGCAGCTAAGCCAGCTTCGCCTACTGGAAAAGGTGATTGTGCCTGATGGGCTCTACGGCGAGAAGGAAGTCGAACAGGTACGCGTTCTAACCCCTGGCGGTTTTGAGCTTCATCGCCGTGATGAAAAGTCCGGTGACTTCGAGGTATTCGATAGCGGCAACACAACCCTGAATCGAATCCCCTTCAGCGTTGCCTACTCCAACCGCGTCAACTTCTTTGAATCGCGCCCGCCGATGGAAGACATCGCGGAGCTAAACCTGAAAGCCTATCAAGTGCAATCTGATCTGGATAATCAGCTCCACATCTGTGCTGTCCCGATGCTTGCCTTCTTTGGCTTCCCTTCTAGTGCAGAGGAAGTATCCGCTGGTCCTGGTGAAGCAATCGCATTCCCAGCAGAAGGCAAAGCAGAATATATCGAACCCTCTGGTAACAGCTTCGAATCGCAGTTCCGCAGGCTGGAGCAGATAGCTTACCAGATCAATGAGTTAGGTCTGTCTGCTGTGCTCGGGCAAAAGCTATCGGCTGAAACTGCAGAGGCTAAGCGCATCGACCGCAGTCAAGGCGACAGCACAATGATGGTGATCGCGCAAAACATGCAAGATCTGATCGACAACTGCCTGACCTATCACGCGCAGTATCTAAACATCACCGAGGTTGGTAGCAGCTACGTTAACCGCGACTTCCTCGGCGCACGCCTTGAACCGCAGGACATCCAGGCGCTGCTTCAGCTTTACACCGCAGGCACGATCACACAGAAAACCCTGCTCGATAGGCTCAGCGAAGGTGAAGTGCTAGGCGACGAGTTTGACATCGAGGAAGAGATCGAGGCGACCCAAGCTGGTGGTCTAATCGAGATGGCACAGCCTGAACCTCGTGTCAATCAACAAATGCCAGAACAATCTGTAGAGCTTCCGCCTACTGATCAAATCCCGGCATGATGAACTGGCTATGGAGGTTAGCTATGGAAGCCAAGAAACCACGCAGGCAACATCTCGTCTGCGTTAAAGGGCAGATGCAACCTCACATCTTTGCCATCATCAGACTGAGCTGGTATCGCAACGGCAGGCTATACACCGTAGAAGAAATGAACGTAGAAAACGGCACAAAGGAAACGCCGGAAGCTGTCATCATGCTGATCAAAGAGGCATTAAAGTCTGGCGCTGATGTAACCATGCAAACTGCCTGTCAACCGCAGGATCTGGGCATTGAATAATGGCTACCCCATCAGCCCTGTACCGTAACGCGATTGACCTGAACCGCTACAGCAATAGCGTCGCCAGGCAGATCGTTAGCAGTTACAACGACATCATCATTGATAGCGTCAATCAGCTTCGTGTGATTGATGAGCTAGCTGCACCAGTTAAGGCTGCCAGACTTCGCGCCATCCTCGCTCAGCTCAAAGAATCGTTGGGCACTTGGTCTGATGCCAGCGTTAACACCATGGCAACTGAGCTGCAGGGTTTAGCTTTGCTGCAGTCTGAGTTTGTTGAGGATCAGCTACGGCGCGTCTTGCCTGCTGGTGCTCGCGGTGCAGTTAATACCGTTGAGATCAGCCCGCAGTTTGCGCAATCCGTCGTCACAAC